GTAAGATGATGGTAGTAGTAGCACGTAAGCCATCTATTGATGGTGAACTCCGTGGACAGTTTGATGATGTTCTAGGTATCCAACTACTACGCAATCGCTTCGCATTGCTTGCTATGGAGGCTGCAGAAAAATCTGTACAGGCTCCAATCGTACTTCCACAGGATGTACAGGAACTACAGTTGGGTGGAGATGCGGTCATTCGTACTGCTAACCCAGCAGGTGTACGCCGTGTAGAACTTACATTGCCACAAGGTGCGTTCACGGAACAGCAACTACTTAGCCAAGAACTTCGTGTTGGTACTCGTTATCCTGAAGGACGAACAGGAAACATTGACGCATCAATCGTCACAGGTCAAGGTGTACAGGCTCTTATGGGAGCCTTTGATACACAGGTTAAGTCTGCACAAGCAATCTTTGCATCAGTACTTCGTGATGTGATTCAAGTTTGCTTTGAGACAGACGAGAACATTTTTCCAGAAGAGAAAACAATCCGTGGCGTAGATTCAGGTTCACCATATGAAATTACTTACAAGCCTTCCAAGGACATCAAGAACGATTACTCTGCTGATGTTCGCTACGGTATGCTTGCTGGTCTTAACCCAGCGCAAGGTCTTATCTTTATGCTTCAAGCACTTGGAGGAAAACTCATCAGCCGAGATATGGCTATGAGAGAACTACCATTTACTGTAAACGTTTCTCAAGAATTAGAAAAGATTGAAATTGAAGATATGCGTGCTGCTCTACTTGGCTCGCTTACTGCAATGACACAAGCGATTCCTCAGATGGCAACACAGGGACAAGACCCATCAGACATCGTAAATAAAATTGCTGCGGTTATCAAGGCTCGTCAAAAAGGTCAAGCACTCGAAGACGCTATTGAAGCCACATTCGCTCCGCAGCAACCAGTTCCTCCTGCTGGGGCACCAACTGCGGTTGAGCAAATGTCCCCTGTTCCCGAAGGCGTTCCAGCAGGAGGCGCTCTTACCCCTGAAGGTCAAGCACCAATCGAACCAGCAAAGCCTGACATTCAAACAATCCTTGCAAGCCTGAGCGCATCAGGTAAAGCAGGAGGACGAGTAAGCACACAAGTTCGACAATAAAAAGTAAGGGGACAGCGTGACAACCATCATTGGCGTTGAGTATTCAAACCACGCTGTCGTACTTGCAGATTCTCGTGTAGTAGGAGAGTCAAAGATTTACAACCATCCAGATATGGTAAAGGTTGTTAACAATGGTAATTTTATCATTGGAGCAGCAGGAGATGTACGAGCACTTCAAGTTGTGCTCCATACTTGGAAACCGCCAGTTCCACTGGCTAAAGACAAACTTGATTTATTTACATTTATGATTGCAAAGGTAGTTCCATCTCTGAAGCAATTATTAACAGAATCTGGAGTTCTTGATTCTAAGTCATCAGATGACAAAGATTCTAACTTTGAACTTCAACTCATTGTTGCAGTCAATGGTCAATTATTTGAAATTGATTCTGACTTTGCAATCTCCCGTAACGACAATGGTTACTACGGAATTGGTTCTGGTGGAGATTATGCACTAGGTGCACTACACGCTGGAATTACACCCGAAGAAGCAATGGCAGTTTGTGCCAAACTTGATAGTAAAACATCAGAGCCATTCATTATGGAAACTCAGGTTAAAAAATGAACGAAGAATTCCGCGAGATGGTAGGCGATGCACTTCGTTTATTAGTAGATAATGACGATAATGGAAAAAACTATATTGCTGCCAACTGGATTCTAATATCCGAATGGGCAGATTATGAAGGAAATCGTTTCTTGCATACAGAAGTAAGTGAGTCTATGACTCCTTGGAATGCAGCAGGAATGATGAAACTTGCAGAAGAATACAACAGTGAACTTATAGACGTTTTACCAATGGAAGAAGAGGATGAATAATGGCAGGAAATGAAAACAGTGGCGGTATGCGCCCAACTGCACCTCAGAATAATCCAGCAAATGTCTCAGCAACTGGTGGCAATGGTCAATCAGGTCGCGCAACTCAACCAGCACGCTACATCTCTGGTCTAGGTTACGGTGAAGGTCAAGCAACTATGCAACAGCAAACCTCAGCACCTATGGCTGGAACACCTACTGCACAGGCTTCTGCAATGAATGCACCTATGATGCCTATGTCCGTAATGGGAGAAGGCGTTACACCTCTCACAGCACCTACTGCACGCCCTAACGAGCCACTAACTGCTGGTATGGACTTTGGTGCAGGAGTTGGAAGTGAGGCATTAGCCCTTCCACAAGAGCGTACTCTTTCACAGATTCTTGCAAATATGATTGATTTAGACCCAACAGGAGATGCTAAAGACTTATACGACTTCGTTGTATCACGAGGTCTTTAATGTCAGATATTAAAAAGGTCGCTGAGTTATCACCTGGAGTTGCAACTGCTGCGCTCCAGAGTGGTGCCTCAAAAACTGACATTAATAAACTTGCATCTTTAATTCAGGTTCAAGGTTTGCATAAGACTCTGACTGCGTTGCCACAAAATGATGCTTACTCACGCTATCAGAACCTACCTAAAGAAACACAGAACGTTCTTTCTTCTATGTTTAACCCTAAGTATATTAAAGAAGACAAGGGTTTTTTTAGTAACCTTCTTGGTAGTGTTAAGAGTGCTGTCTGGTACGGTGGCGGTACCACTAAAGATTTATTAAGGCAAGTTGCTGGACTCAATCCACTTCAACTCGCACCAACAGTTACTAGAGCAGCCTTTGCTGCTGGTAAGACTATTCTTGAAACAGAGCCAGTTAAGACTCCACTAGGTAAGGTAACTGAGGCTTTAGTTCGTCCACAGAATAAACTTATCAAACAACCTTATGCTGCATTGCGTTTAGCAGAAGAGCAAGGGGAAGACTCTTTCCTTAACGCTGGTCGCTTATTCCTTGAGGGTGCTAAAGAACTTCTTCCAGGTGGACAAGATGCACAGTCTACGGACAACTCAACTAACTTTATGAAGTACTGGGAACAAGCATCTGACTCTGAGAATGTATTTGATACATCAAAGGTTGCAGAACTAGATGCTCGATTCACCCCTGATGTTGCATTTGTTGGTAAGTTACTTGCTGCTAAGAAAGATTTAGTAGATGCTTTTGACTCTTACTCCAATGACCCAGCAATAGTTTCACTTATTGCTCGCTACACATCTGGTGACCCAGAGGCTAAAGAACTTATTGGTACAGCAGTAGCAAACTATGAGAAGTCTAAGATTTCTGTAGGACGAGACATTACTCGCTCACTGGTTGAACTGTTTCCACACGATGCAGAGCGTGCCATTATGGGCAACGGTCCTGCTAAAGTATTCTTTAATACCATCTCGGGTGGCATTGACTTCTCTGTAACCTTTGGTCTTGACCCACTTATCCTTGGTGGTAAGGCAAAGCGCAGTGTAGATGCTGCACGATTTGGTCTTGTTAAACTAGGAACTAACCCAGATGACCTTGCAAAGGCTTGGGAACGTGCGAATGTTCAGGAGTACTGGAACACTGCTGGAAAATTACTTGATGATTACCGCAGCCCAGACTTCAAGAAGAAGGGCGCAGCCCTTACTCGTCTGCAAGATAGATACAAAGAACTTTCATTTGACGTTATTGATGACCTTGCCAAGGCTGGTGTTAAGGATGCAGATAGCGCACTAAATTATTTTGCTGATGGAACAATCATCAGCGCACTTATGCGTGGTAATGCAGGTCTTGCTCGTACACCACTGATTCCACGATACACAAAGTATCGCAAGATTCAAGACAGTGTTAAGGATACGTTCTCTAAGGCACTAGGTACTAATCGTCTTGAGAATGCTGCAGATATTGCAACTAACGTAGATGAGTTCGTTAACCTTGTAAATGCTAATCCAATCGCTTGGGCTAATAAGATTGGTGTTGACGAAGTACGCAAACTAGGTGCTGGTAATGTTGAACTTGTTCAATACACACCACGTGACTTAACTGTTGCTGCTCGTGTTGACAGAGTTGTTAAGCAATTTAGCCTAGCACCAGCATCTGACCGCATTATTAGTATCAGTGATGCAAGCAGTGCTAATCAAGTCTACCGACTTGTTCGTTCTGTTGGCGTATCTAAGTCTGGAGCATCTGACTTTAGAGGTGCTTGGGTTGCTGCAGATGAAGGTCAGCGTCTACTTATGTACAAGGGCTTGCTTAAGACCCTTGGTTATGGTATGGGACTAGACCATACTGAAGAAGGATTAAAGATACTTGCAAGTATTGATGACTTCTCAAGAGAACTTTACTCTGTCAACCAGAGCGCACTTGACCTAGGTGACCTTGCCTCATCAATCGGCACAGTATCGCTATCTGGAAAGAGTATTCCAGAAGGTGTACGAAAGATTGTACAGGATGCAACTGACACTCTTACAGCAGAAGGTAAGGCTAATCGCCTACTAGCATCTGTTGGTGGAGAGATGAAAGACCTCGCAGAACAACTGCGTGTACTTCGTCTTGCTAAGAAAGAAGCAGATATTGCAGGAGACTTAGATACAATCAATGCTATCGCTGAGCAGACCAAGATTGTTGGTGGTCGTTTCTTTAAGACTAAGCAAGCATACTTAAAGTTGAAGAATACTGCAGACAAGCAAAGCGGAGGGCTTCCTAAAGATTTCAAGTTTGTTCTTAGGGAAAATTCTGAAGTAACACACAGAATTGCTGTCCATAATTCAAATGACATTGAGGTTGGAAATCTTAACTGGGACAAAATTACTGGCGAAATAACAAATCTTGATGTTGAAAAAGGATACCAGCGCAGAGGTATTGCAACAGCAATGTTTAATGAAGCAAGAAAAATCTCAAGAGAAAATGATTTTGTTACTCCAGTCCATTCTAAGACTTTATCTCCAGATGCCGAAAAATGGATTAAATCATTAAAACCAGAAATAGAAATGGTAGATGATTTAGATGAGATTGCTCCCATAGACGCACTTGACTTGGGACGTTTTAATGCAGCAGAGATGGATGGACAGCAGTTTGCTGTTCGTCAGTATCAGTTAAACCAGCAGCGTGCTCTACCTAACCTAGATGAGTGGAGAGCATTTGCTGCTCGCTCTGGTGTTGCTAAGGCTGTCCTTGGCAAGGTTAGCGATGCTCACAGTGCTCGTGTAGTAACCGATGCTTGGTCATTTGGTAACCTTTATCCTCGTCTTGGTATCCGTACTACTGTTGAAGAAGTCGGAACTTACGGAATCATCAGTGGTTCTGAAGGATTTGGCAACTACCTCAAGGGTAGAATTGCCTCACGTGAACTTCGTGCAGCGCAGTTGCCTAGCAAGAAGACTACAATTATCGGTGCTAAAGAGATTGAGTCACCCAACCTTGGTATTTTGTACAACAACCTGTACAAGATTACTCGTAAGCACTACTCAAAAGAGCAGTTACTTGCTATGGCTGACAACCCAGAAGAGTTGGGTACAGCAGTTGCTAACGCTATAATCAAGAATCGCTTTAAGCCATCACTATTTAATACCAAAGCAGGTCAAAGACTTGCTGATTACACACAAGACTTTGCCCGATTCAACGGTAAGACAGTACTAGATGACATCAATGGTGCGTCTACTCGCGCAGAGCGCACAATGTCCGAGGTTGAACAGACAGCAAATAGTCTAAAAGATTTTGGTCCATCTATTGCACTCAACGTTGACGTAGTTGAGTCTATGAAGGGCTTGAAGTTTGGCAAAGAGTTTACAGAAATTGGCTACAAGGACGACAAGTTTCTACTTAACTGGTACTTTGAACTACAAAATACTGTAGGCAAGAAGAACGGTAAGTTCGGAAACATCGTTCTGTGGAACATCGGCAAGAAAGAAGATGAAGTAGTTGACCTACTCCGCCAGTATATTGATGGAGAAGGCAACAAACTCGCTCAACGCTTTGCTATCTACGCCAAAGAAGGCTCAGAGGGACTAGCACGTCGCATCTATGCAGACGCTACCTACCCACTTCGTGACTCTGCTGGTCGTATCAACAAGAAACTGGTTCAATCTATCCGTGATAAGGGTGGAATGGACGAGTTTACCCTTGATGACCTAGTTAAAGTAGACGTTGACTATGCTCGCCCTCGTGCAATTATGGGTAAAGAGATTATTCCACTAGGTGCAGGTGATGCTGAGCAAGCAATCTACCGTGTTATCAACAATGGCTATGGCTGGGTTGGTAAGCAGATAGCACTTCTTGACCGTGAGCCTATTACTCTAGGCAACTACGTAATGTTCCGTGATGATTTGCAGCCTTATCAGGCTATCATCAAGCGTAATGCCCTAGCAGCAGGAGCAGATGATGCAACTGCAGATGCAATGTCCCGTCTTGCAGCACACGATAGCGCATTAGATGCAGCACGTATGAGAACACTAGGTTATGTAGATAACTCTGAGGTTCGTACCAACCTAGCATTTAACCTTCGTACCTTTGGTCGCTACTATCGTGCAACTGAGGACTTCTATCGCCGTATTGCTCGTATTGGTAAGTATGAAAAGCGTGCATTGGTACGCCTTGCTATTGCTAACCAGTCATTTGAGAACTCAGGCTTTGTACATACAGACGATAAGGGTGAACTTTACTTCACCTATCCAGGTGATGACGTGCTTAATGTGGTTCTAGGTGAGACTTTGTTTAGAGTCTTTGGTATGTCAGGTGCACAACCACTACCAGTTAACTTCGGTGGTAAGGTCAAGATGCTTACCCCATCCCTTGACCCACAGTCAGCAGCACCACGTTTAGGTGGTCCACTTGTTTCACTATCCTTTGCATTCCTTGAGAACCTACCTTATGTGGGTCAATACATCAAGGGAGTAGAGCAGGTTGCTACTGGTTCATACAATGTTGATGCTCCACTATGGCGTAAACTACTTCCTGCTAACGCACAGCGTCTAGGAGATATGTTCTACGGTGGTTCTGCCACATCAGACTACCGCTTCTCAGCAATCATTCAGGCTATGAAGATGAACATTGCTAACGGTAATGGTCCTACTAAGGCATCTGAGATTGATAAGTTCCTACAGGATTCAACCATCCAGGGAATCAACGTTCAGGCTATCCGCTTTGTCTCAGGTCTTGGTACTCCAGCATCTGTGCAGTTGTTTGCTAACAAGGATATTCCAAAGGAACTCATTGACGCTGGAGTCTTTACTTGGGACTCAGAGTTCCAGAAGTTTATTGCCCGTCACGCAGGTGACCCTAAGGCATTCAGCAAGGCGCTTGTAGAGTTTGCAAAGATTTACCCATCTAAGTTGGTATTTACTACAGCAAAGACAACTGCTGGTACAGAGGCTAACTTCCAGAAGACCTACGAAGCAGCAGACTTTGTTAAGAATAATAAGCAGTTAATGCTTGAGCACAAGCAAGGTGCATCATTCTTTATTCCAATTAGTGGCACTAGCGACTATGAGGCATACGCTTACCTTAAGGCACAGGGACTTGTCAAGAACAAGGACCTAGATGATTTCCTACTGGAGGCATCTACTGCTCAGGCACGTAAGACTTACTACGAACTATCTGACTCATACAACGAGAAGATTGCTAACGCTACCAATCCTATGGATAAGCGGTACTTCAGAGAGCAACTAAGTATGGCTCAGGCTGGTCTTAAGGTGGCATATCCGCTACTTAATACCTACCTAGGTAGCCAGCCAGGCTCTGCTCGTTCTAAGCAAGATGCACTAGATGACCTACGTGAAGTTATCTACTCAGGCAAGGCACCAGACAAGCAACTATCACAGGTCTACTCAGCAATGATTGGTACTTATGATGCAGCCCAAGCACAACTTCGCTCATCACAAGGCTCAAGTTCTCTGATGGAAATGCGTAGAAAAGAAATCAAGGCAGACCTTAAAGACACATTAGTAACTATTGCCAAAGATAATCCAAATGCACAATCGCTTTACTGGATTGTTTTTGACTCATTGATTGGAGAATAAATTGGGTAAGTACGAAGATAGAGATGGCGACGGATACGTCTCTTGGTATCCAGACCCTAAGAAGCCTAATGAGCCAGCAGGTGCTGGTGTTGACCAATCAATTATTGACGCAAATGATGCTGACCCTGAAGCAAATCCAGGTAAGGGAACAGGTGCTTCTTCTGGTAGCCAAATGCAATACTCTGCTGGAGTATATCCAATCTATACACCTGGCAAGCCAGGAAAGCCAGCAGTAACTAAGAGTGAATATGGCGACGGCGGTAAGCCAAAGATTGTAGTTGTTAAACCAGCAGAACCTGCAACAGAGGGAACAGTTGAATACGTAGACCGTGCTGGTCTAAAGCAGTGGCTTAACAAGAACCTTGATACAGCAACTATCAAGCAGTACCAACAGGTATTAAAAAATGCAACTCTTCTTCCACCAAATTATTCAGTTAATGGAAAGATTGACATTAAAGGTCAGTTTGCTGGAGCAATCGTTAAGGTTATCCAGAACCAACAAGACCGTGGTGTAGATGCTGAGACTCTTGCAGACGGTATTGAATTCGTAAAGCAGAATTACGGTAGCGCAGCAGGAGAAGCGAAACTACCTACTGCAAGCGTAACTTCTAAGGAAGCAGCACTTGCTGATATTCAAGACACCTTTAGAGCGACCTTCGGTGTTGCTGCACCTAAAGAAATAATCAATGCCTACCGTGATGAACTCAAAGCATTAGAACTATCTCGCACATCCAAGCGTACAACAACAAAGGGTGTATCGGTTGGCACCTATGGTGTCTCTGAACTAGAGCGCAAGAATGTTATGAGCAAGTACATCAATCAGTACGCCACAATCATTATTGATGGAGTCACCCTTGGTGACCCAGTAGCAGTGGCTAGTCTGCAAAAGGGTAACTTTGGATTAGCCTATGGCGACTTGCGTAGCACCTATGCAGACAATGGTATTCCAATTAATGACAAGAGCCTTGCTCAACTAGCACTTGATTCAACTGTTAGCCCTGAAAAGGCTAAGGCTAATATCAACCTTGCTCGCCTACAGGCTAAGACATTCTACCCAGCATTGGCTAATCAGATTGACAATGGCTACACAGTCAAGCAATTACTTAGCCCATATCTACAAACTCGCGCAAATATCTTAGAAGAAGACCCTGATGCTATTGACATCAAGGAACTTACTAAGGTTGCCAGTGACCCTAAGGGACTAATGGGTCTTTATGACTATGAAGTTTCTCTTCGCAATGACCCTAAATGGCGCTTCACAAAGAATGCACAGGATTCAATTAGCAATGTTGCTACTGGAATTGCTGAGATGTTCGGATTGGTTGGATAATGGCACAAACTGATGCAGCAACGGCTCTTAGAAAATTACAAAGCAACCAACCATTAACTGATGCTGAAAAGAAAATTCTTGGAATATCAGTAACGCCTGAACCAAATGCTAACGTAGTCACGCCAGAAGATGTTTACTATACTCAAAAAGTTGGCAATACTGGTAAGACTCAGGCTCAACTAGATGCAGCAACAAATGCTGCTAATGTAGCAAAATCAGTAGGTGGGACCATCAACCCAAAAACTGGTTACGTTGTTCCAAACAAAGTAACACCAACAAAACTTACAACTGAAACAGGAATGACAGAAGAACAGGTAGATTCAATCGCAGCCTTGGGCGCGTTGCTTACATCATATGGTATTGGTGGGTTAAATGATGCTATTACCAATTCAGTCATAAAGGGTTACTCAAAAGATACTATCAAGTTGATTATGCAAGACCCTAATAGCACTGACCCACTAGCAGTTGCCTTCCAGAAGCGTTTCCCAGCAAACAAAGAGCGTCTTGCAGCAGGTAAGGCAGTATTGAGTCCTGACGAATACCTTCGTGCAGAGCGTTCATACGCTCAGATATTCCAATCCTTTGGCTTGGGCAATATGGCTAAGCCAGAAAATTTTAATAAGTTTATTGCAGGAGATGTATCAGCAACAGAGGTATCTGATAGAGTTTCATTGGCTGTCAATCGTGTACAAAATGCTGACCCATTTGTTAAGCAAGCACTAGGACAGTTCTATCCAATGCTTAACCAGGGTGACATTGTTAATGCAATGCTTAACCCAGAAGAAGGACTTCCTGCTTTGCAGCGTAAGGTACAGATTTCTGAAATCGGTGGAGCATCACTTGCTCAGAAACTTACAACAAGTCTTAACGCGCTAGATACTAAGACTAACTTTGCCAATGTAATGGGTGGCACTATGGGTGCAGCAGAGATTGCAGCACTTGGTATTACTAAGGAACAGGCACGAGCAGGTTATGCCAATGTTGCAGAAGTTCTACCACGTGCAGAGTTCCTATCTGCCATTACTGGCGGAGAAGATTACACACAACGACAAGCAGAACAAGAACAGTTCCAAGGTTTGGCATCAGCCAAGCGTGCAAGAGAAGCATTATCAGCAACTGAGCGAGGTCGCTTCGGTGGCTCAGCAGGTACCGCAGGTGCTCGTTCCTTTGCTTCTCAAACTCGCGGAGAAATCTAAACAAATAAGAATCCTGAACGGACTCACCAGCCCCGTCAGAGTATAAGACTGGTAGCAAGAGCCAGCCTAGTTCCCCGACTAGATACTGAGGCTTGCGAACTAACTACGAATAGAAGGGTGGCGTTGCTATGAGCAACAACTACTGGGACGAAGAAGACGATGACCTCGATACCGAAATCGAGACGCAACCAGACGGAAGTGACTTACTTAAAAAGTTACGGAAGGCTAAGCGTTCTGATGAAAAGCGTATTAAGGAACTCACTGAGCAACTTGAGAACTATACCAAAGAGCAGCGTGAGCGAACTGTCAAAGAAGTCCTTGAAAAGAAAGGCGTTAACCTAAAAGCAGCACGGTTGATAATGAAAGACATTGAAGATTTCAGTGAAGAGTCAGTTAGTAACTGGCTTGAAGAGAACTCTGATTTGTTTGGTTTAACACCTGCAGAAGAGGCACGAAGTACTAATGAGTTTGACCGCGCACAACTGCGCCAGCAAGACTCATTAACTAGTAATGCTATAACGCCCGACAGAGCAGAAGATTTAGATTACAAGTTAGGTGCTGCACAAAGTGCAGACGACATCTTGTCAATCCTTCGCTCACAATCATAATGTCCGTTCATAGTCACTTGGAGGTGACAAACTAATGCCTACATCATACACAGGCACAACCAACACTGGTGCTTCCTCTCTCGGAGGAACAGCAGGCGGTGCTGGTTTAGTACAAAAGGCGTATGACCGCCTAGTTGAATTCGCTCTCCGCGCCGAACCACTAATTCGTTCAGTTGCAGATAAGCGTCCAACCAATCAGTCAGTACCAGGGTCAACTGTAGTTCTACAGAAGTACAACGACCTATCACAGGCAACAACTGCTCTAACAGAAACATCTGACCCAGATGCAGTTTCATTGACAACACCAAACACAGTTACAATTACTCTTAACGAGTACGGTAACTCTGTATTGGTAACACGTGCTTTGGAACTCTTCTCACTTGCAGACGTAGACCCAGCAGTTGCTAACATCATCGCATTCAACCTTGCCGATTCAATCGACACAGTTGCAATGGCGACACTAGGTGCAGGAACTAACGTAATTTACTCAGGTTCAACTGCAACATCATCAGCAACAATTACTGCTGCTGCAACACTAACTTCTGCTAACATCCGTAAGGCTGTTGCAAAGTTGCGTGCTAACAAGGCTGCATACCGCAAGGGTGCAATGTACTGGGCAGGTATTCACCCAGAAGTTTCACACGACCTTCGTGCTGAGACAGGTGCTGCTGCTTGGCGCGACCCTCACAACTACCAGACAAATGAAAACATTTGGGCTGGTGAAATCGGTTCATACGAAGGTGCATACTTCATCGAGTCACCACGTATTGCTTCTGAGAAGATTGGTG